ATGAAATCCGAGACGCTAACTGTCCAACAACTTTTTCAAGACCGCCGACAATACTGTGTTCCATTCTATCAACGTGCCTATGTATGGACTCAGCAAGACCAATGGTCAGCTCTACTGGAGGATATCCTAGAGAAAGCACAATCCCGGCTCTCGGGTACAAAACCAACTCCCCATTTCCTTGGTGCGGTTGTACTGGAACCTCAATCAAAAAAAGGATTATTAGGTGTAGATTCCATACATATTATTGATGGTCAGCAACGATTGGCCACTCTTCAATATGTTCTGGCATCCATCCGATTAGCATTACGTGCTACGGATCTTTTCAGCTTAGAGGCTCTCATTTCGCCTTGCCTGAAAAACTCAAACGAAGACACAATGCGAAATAAAGAAGTAGAACGCTTCAAACTATGGCCAACTTTTCGGGATCAAACTCATTTTATTCAAAGTTTTAATGTTGAAAATATTGATGATCTCCGGGACGTATTCTCTGATAGTTTCACGCAGCATGGTACGTTGCGTAAGCATTTTAATCACCCGCCATCACTAGAAGCATTATGTTTTTTTACTGAAGCCTTTATAAAATGGATTAAAATAGAAAACCACTCACCACAAGAAAATGCTGTAGCTCTAATTGAGGCTGTCTTAACAGATCTGAAACTGGTAAGCATATTTCTCGAAGCTGAAGATGATGCCCAAATAATTTTTGAAACATTAAATGGGCGAGGGGCGGAACTTCATGCCACGGATCTTATTCGCAACTATATCTTTATGTGCGCTGAGCATGAAAATATTAATGCTATTGAATTATATGAAAATGAGTGGAAGAGCTTTGAAGATAAATACTGGTCGGAAAAGCAACGCCGTGGACGTATTAATAAACCACGCATGGAGTGGCTAGTACATGCGACATTGCAATCAGAAAGGCAGCGTGAAATTGATCTGTCTCGCCTTTACAATGAGTATCGTGATTATGTAAGTAAGGACTTGTCTTCACAACGAGCAGATCTGCAAGTAAAGCGTCTCAAACAATATGCATTACAATATAAAGAACTGGTTGATGGTTTTGGCACAACCCCCATCTCACACTTTGGATATCGCATCGCAGACTATGATGTGACGACACTTTATCCGCTTGCTTTGTTCATTTCGATAGCTAACATCGCTGATGATGAGAAAGCAGCCATGTATAATGATCTTGTCTCCTACGTAGTACGAAGAGCCGTATGTGGCCTGACGCCAAAGAATTACAACAATGTATTTATGAATGTATTGCGGCACTTGGCTAAAACGGAAATTTCCAGTGTTGAGTTACGTAATATCCTCAATAACTTAAATGGCGAAGCCTCACGTTGGCCTGGTGACTCAGAATTTCTCAACGCTTGCATCAATGCTCCACTTTATCCTGGCAGGCTCGACGCACCGAAAATGCGCTCAATGTTAACGGAACTTGAAAGAGAACTTTGTCGCCAAGTGAAGACAGAAAAGCCTGATGTTCCAAATCTTTCTAATCTCGATATCGATCATCTTATGCCTCAAAGTTGGTATTCCTGTTGGCCTCTCGAAAATGGTCGTATGGTGACAAATTCAGATGCTACGGTATTGAACCAAATTGTTCTGTCTGGAACCGATCTTACCCCTGAACAGCTACTGGTATGGAAACGGCAACAAGCGATAGCTACTTTGGGAAATCTAACTTTGCTTAACCTTAGCGTAAACCGTTCTGTTCAGAATGCTGTATTTCTGAAAAAACGTGATGCTCTCATCGTCCACACCAATCTACGACTGAACATTCCACTTATAGTTAAGGATAAATGGGATGAGGATGAAATCCTGGAGCGGGGTAAAAAGTTGGGGGAAATTGCATTGAAAGTATGGCCAAAACACGATTAATGCAATTAATAAAATGATTATAGCGGCCTTACATTAGTAAGGCCGCTACTCACTATTAAATCTTTTAATTTGCATCAAGAACAGCAGTGTCAGCCCTAGGTCTCGGACTTTGTACCGCTTATCTTGTCTTCAAAAATCAGCTCGCATCCTGCACAGTTCAGCGCATTACGTTGTAGATCTGTGTTCTGGTCATTTGTTGATACGCGTACATAGCCAATAAGCATGGTAGATCCCCCTGACAAAAGCAGGAATGATGCCATTTGCTCGTTATTTCTGCATTTTCATAAACGTTGGTTTTGGAGAAGGTGCTAACTGGGTTATGTTACCTGGAGGAATGATAATTCAGCGTGTTTATCTTGGATTTCCTATTGGCACCAATGTAAGACACATAACTTTCCCCCGGTCGTTTACAACAACGAACTATTCCATCTCAATTAACTGGAATGATATCGGTACTGTAACAACTGAAACACAATCACCAGCAAATGTGGCGGTTGTTCATCAAACAAAATCATTAACAGGGGCCAGCATCTGGCAGGCAGGTCCCGGGGGATTTAATGTGGACATTATAGCGGTGGGGTATTGATATGTACGTATGGAGCGCTAAAGCAAATGGCTTTTTCCCCATATCGGAGAAAGAAAAATTTGAGGCATCAGGTCTGTGGCCTGATGATGGTGTAATAGTCAGTGAGGAAGAACATAAAAAGTTATTTATGGATATTCCACCAGGAAAACAGATTGGAACACTGAATGGAAAACCAGCACTGATAGATATTCCTCAGCCGACCAAAAAGGAATTAATAGCTATTGCTGAAGTTAAAAAATCCCAATTACGGGAAAAAGCTGACAGTGAAATATCCTGGCGTCAGGATGCTGTTGATGCTGATATCGCAACTTATGAAGAAGCTACAACTCTCACCCAATGGAAGAAATACCGTGTGCTGCTGATGCGTGTTGATACGTCAACAGCACCCGATATTGAATGGCCTACGCCTCCGGCAGTTCAGGCCAGATGACATCCGGCGCGGTGCTGGTATCTGTTGCCGTCACCGCGTCAATGTAATCCAGCACGGCGTTAAGTCGGGTTGTTTCTGCCTGAGTCAGTTTCCGTCCGGCCTGTAATTTCAGCTGAATCAGACTAATGGAAGCCATTGCTGCATCAATCAGTGACTGGCGCTGTGCTTCTGCCGCGTCTACTGCGGCACTGTGTTGTGCCTCAGTGTCTGTCACCCATTTCTCACCATCCCATTTATCGTATGGCGTTAACGGTGAAATCGTGACATAACCGTCTTTGATGGCACCGATATAATCCACTGTAACAGCTGCGCCATTTTCGATTGAGTAAACAGTCTCATTGCGATGGTCTTCTTCATGGCTCCATCCCTTACCTGTAAATACTGCCACTCTTCCCGGAATGTTTTCGCCAGGGTCAATACCAGTGGAACAGGCGGGCATACTTACGCCAGTATTAATATATTCATCAGACCAGCCCGTATACTCAGATGTTTCAGCATCATAATAAAAACAACGCATATCGCCCGGCACTGTAGCCAGCCCATTTTCATCAAAAACAGGTTTCATTATTTAGCCCTCACCAGAAAGTTAAATGTAATATTTCGCGGTCTGACAGCAACAAAACTCACACCATCACCCACAGAGTTACTGGTGAAATTAAATCGTGAAAATCCTGGCTGATTTCCGGCGATGCCATCATGAAAGTTAATTGCGTGTCCCGCACCTCCGCCTATATTCCCGGCAAACTGAGAAAAGTTTGTAGCTTCCTGCCAGCTTAATAATTCGCGACCACCATCTGCACCTCGCCCGTCATCCCAGATACGAATGAAATCACCGCGGGCTTCAGGTAATACCAGCGAAGGAAACACTTTCGCCAGCACAGGGTAATTAGAGGCAGAAAATTTCGCCCCGTTGAACTTCAAAAACACCATACCGGACCAGCTGTCGATTACAGTATTTGGCATTGCCGCGGAGGGCCAGAAGAACGGAACGCCAATAGCTGGAGCACCTTCTCCCAAACCAAGGTTTTCGAGAGCCGTTTTCACCGTGCCATCCGATTTGATATCACCAAACGGATTCTTGCGGCTTAACAGCAGAGCACGAAGCGCGGTAAGCAACTGGTCGTTTCGCCCCTTCTCCAGGCTGGCACCGGATGCCTCCACCACGCCACAAAGCTCTTCCTGCAACATGTCAAAGTAGTCATCATCCAGATCGGTGGCAGGTGTGCCGGTCTGGGGGTTACCACGGGTAAAACCGTTCTTACCCGCGCCGAACTTATCCTTCTGCGCGGTTTTCGTGTCTATACGATGCATGGATTACTCCGGATATTTAAAAATTACGTAGGTATGCGACGGGCAGAGTTTGTTAAGCACACATTCGACAACGGTGTCGCCCCAGATACGCAGCGCGGAATCACAGGGATCGCCACATGTCATCCAGGTGGTGTTTGTGGCGGCTGGCATGTTGACCTGCCAGTAATACCGCCATTCCGGCGCATTCACCGCGTCAGTACAGACCGATGAGCAGGTGAACGTGCTTTTGTCGTATCGCGTGATGTTGGCATCTGGTCTGCCCAGGGCAGCAAGCTGTGCAAGATAAAAATTCTCGTTGATGCTGCCCGCCAGGTTAACCTTCGCATCCAGCCGTTGCTGACGCTGACGAAGGGTCTGTGTCCCTGCGGGAATACATTCATCCGGCAGACCGCACAGACGCTCCCAGCGGTTTATCAGTTCAGTGGTGGTGCGCGGATCCAGCTCCCGCATCAGGGCATCCGCACGCTGATGAACACGGGTTAATGACGGTGCCGCACCGGCAATCGCCGGATCGCTGGCTGACCACGCCGGACCGGGCGGCAACAGTGCCGATAACAGGCGGATGTAATCATCGTTTGTCACGTCCATGAAATCGTCCCCAGTACCGCCAGTTCGTTTTTCGCAATGGAGATATTGTCCACCGGTGCAAGCAACTGATGGCTGTATTCCCCGTTCGCACCGGAAATCGCCTCACTGATACGCGATACCTTCAGTTCTCCCTGCGGATAACCATCACGCAGCAGGAACGAACGCAACTCCGCGGTAATGGCAGCCCGTATTTCTGGTGTGTCCGGCGTCACGCGGATATGAAAATCCACCGTATGTGCCACCGGCCTGAATACATACAAATCAGAGCCTGCCACCGGGGCCAGTGGCCCGATATGTTGTCTTGCTGCCGTTTCCGTTGATTCTTCCGGAATGGGGTTAATCAGGTCACTGCTGGCAATCATCACACCGACAGTCCCCGTTCCCATCCAGTGTCGGTATGTCCATGCGCGGGTAATGCCGGGCACTTCTTTAGCCCAGACGACATAGTCCCCGTCAGCCCCGCCCTGAGGCGTCCAGTAATACCGCTCAATGACGCGGGCGCGCCACGTTTCCAGCTCTTCAGTATCAAATCCGCCTGTAAGGGTGTCAGCCACACCGGAAGACGGCAGACCATTCACCGGCGTGACCAGGATTAATGCCGTACCGTCGTCAGCGTTACCGACCGCGCCTGTAGTTGAGCAAGTGATCGGCACACGCAGGACACCACCGGAGCTGGTTGCATCGGCAGTTGCCGTGTACTGAACCAGGTCATCGCGCTGAATCACGCTCCCGGCAGTCACCTTCAGGCCATCGCTGACACCTTCCCAGCGCATATACCCGCTGGCAGCCGTGGCCCCCTTGCGCGGACACCGTTTCATCGCAGCATGTCGCGCCAGCCAGGACTCATCGCACAGGTCAGGCAGCATGTTCATTGCCAGATAATCGATGTACCCGTAAACCGTATGCAGCGCCGCCGCATACACCTTTGCCCGCACGTCTTCATCCATGCGCCGGAGCGTGTCGCTGACGTCCAGCCTGGCGAATAAATCGTTACGGAGCATACTGATATTTTCTGCCAGCGTCGGGCGCTGAAATTCACTGTCCGCCATGCGTTATCGCACTCCACAGATCATCAAAAGAAATCATTACCGGTCCGTCACGACGCCAGAGAGTGATACTGTTACCCAGTTCATTAATCCCGGTGCGGCGAATATCCAGATCAATACGGGACACCACGCCGTCATCAATCATCCATTGCAGGCATTCGCGGATATACCCCCTTACCGTCTGCACCAGCTGATTGGTCAGTTTGCTGCGCTGAAGCAGCCACAGTCGGGAGCCGTAACGGTCATTCTGTACCGCAGGCCAGGTATCCCCCCACCATCCCATCGGGACGTCGGCGTTGTCATCAGGCTCCGCCCGCCGCCAGGTAAACAGGGAAATCACCACGGCGCGGGTCAGCGGATCCAGCGGTGCGCTGGCGCAGGTGCGTTTACCGTTCACCGTCAGCCACAGTTCCATCATGCCTCCATCGCTTTATCAGGTTTGTCGGTGTTACTGCCCTGACCGTTCTCTCTGTGACGATGCCCGTTATAGGCAAGCCGCATCGCTGACATGGTGGTGCCGCCGGAGTCGCACAGGTCTTTCACCTGTCCTGTCACTTCCAGGTCCATTTCAAAACGTGCTTCAGGTGCATTGCGAAACGTGATCGTTTTACCTGCACCGTCCACCACGATCCCCTCCCGGGTCAGCGTCACGGACTGCCCCTGATCGTCATAGACAGCCACCTCACCCGTCTGCAGCCCTTTCAGGCGGTAGCGCCGGTCCGACACCGTAACAACCACCGCATGAGAACGGTCGCCATCCGGAAACAACACCACCGCTTCCGCACCGCTGTTTGCCCTTGAGGTAAAACCGTAGGGTTCAAGATGTTCAACCCCTGCTTTGGGTTCACCGGCAATCAGGGACACATCCACGGTCTGACATTTCGTGGCGGCACTGATGCTTTTCACCACGGCCCGCCCAATCAGGCCGAGGAGTTGTCGCTGCATGGCTTCAATCGTCCTCATCAGAACGGGTCCTCCTGTACTCTGGCTTTTTTCTTTTTCCGCGCGCCGGAGGCTTCGGGTTCAGGCAGATAAGCATCAGGCGGACCGACACGGATTTCCGTCAGGGTGCCGTTCTGGTCCTGAGTAAACGTGACTTCCGAAACAAGCAGTTCGGTATTGTCGAAACCACAGACCGGATCGAAGACAATCACCCGCTGGTTGGGCTGCCACAGCGTACCGTTACCCTGTCGCCAGCCCTGCACCACATAGGTGGTTTCATCCGTCCGCGCCGCCCGTTGTCGGGCTTCAAAGTCAGCACGCGCAATACAGCCTGCCCCCGTGGCCTGCCCTGTCTGCCTGATATACATCGGACGGTAACGGGAAATAAATGCGTCCTCTGTGCGGGCCCGCAGCGCGGTGGTGGTGGCCTCACCGAAATCATCGTCGTTTCCGGCACGCTGCCCCGCCACCTGGTAAACAGAAAACCGCTCCCGGATACTCTTCTCCGTATCACAGGAAAGGATGTTTTCCCCGAGTACAAGCGTGGTATGTGCCCGCGTTGAGCCAATACCGCCAATCACCAGCCTGCCGTGCGGGTCGTCGTAAGCCAGTGCCTGCTGCTGACCGAGTATTTTGTTGATCACCTCAATCACCGTTTCGCCGTGATCAGGCTGGACATCAGGAATAACGCCCGACGGCGCACCGTTGTTCACCACCTCAATGCCGAAAGGCGCAGCAAGCGCCTGCGCAATCTGTACCAGCGATCGTCCGTTAAACTGTGTCGGTTCGGCTGCACAGTCAATCAGGTCAGCGGTCAGACTACGTCCGGCAATACCGGTGCTGACCGAACGGGCATCGTAACGAACGGGAGTCGTCTCCACCCAGCCGGTGATCACCAGCTCATCACCAATCAGCACTTCCACTTTTGAACCGTTTTTAATGCGCGGCTGAAGCGTGGTGATACCCTCATCTCCCGGCCACTGGCGGGTGATCTCCACACTGAAATCCCGCGCCAGCCGTTCAATACCGGCACCGATGCGCACCGATGTCCAGCCATTCCACTCCCGGCCATTTACCCGTAGCGTGACATTGTCGTTCATTGCACTGGCACCTTCAGAGGGATCACCGGCACAAAGCCGGGATGCGTAATGGCATTACGCCGGATAATGTCCGCGTCACGCGCCGCGTTATCAAACCAGGTCGCCGCCAGCACCAGCGCGGGTAAAACCTCATCCGGCGTGCGCTGAATGATCCGAGCAGACTGTTCAAGGCGCGTGTTGATATCCGCATTCAGATCTGCTTTCACCCGGCGCAGCGCCAGAAACAGCGCATCACTGGTTGTACGGGACAACTCCTTATCAATTGCCGTATTCAGTGTGTCGCGAATGTCGGTCAGTTCTTCCCACGTTGGCAGGTCAACCGTGTTTTTCACCGCCGGTGCATTGTTCAGCACCGGATGCGTGACGGCAGGCCAGCCGGAGCTCTGCGCGGGTGTTGTTGACTGCCCCACTGCGGCATTCTGCATCACCGCAGAAGTTGTTGGCGCAGGCAATCGGGTAACGGCATACGCCGCTTCGCTGATTGCAGTCGTACGAAGGGTGCTGGCAACCATGTTACGCTGCTGCGTCGCTGTGGCGGTGGTTTTACTGTCCGTTTTCCAGACGCCGCGCGGTTGCAAATCGCTGCCGAGGCTGACACCAGAAAGCGTTTTGATCATGGTGACCAGGTCGCTGGCGTTACCATAAAGGCGTTTCCCGGTACGCCACATTTTCTGCACCTGCTCAACGAAATTTTTGCCTGACGATGGCGGCGGCAGAAGTACCGAGATATCCCCCTGCAACAGCCTGGCGGCATCCGATACGGCAGAATCCACCACTTTCATCGCATCAGAAACATACCCCAGCATTATGCTGGCATTACCGATAACGTCGTTCTGCACGAAATCCGCCACACCATCGATACTGAAACCGCTGAAGCTGTCACTGATGCAGTCATCCAGTGCAGAACAGGATGACATCAGCGTCTGCGCCGTCGCCGCGCCTGATGTGGGGTAATAGAGTTCTCCTGCTTCGACAAACTTCAGGTCAAAGCGGACAATTCGCCCTTCACTCTTCGATGTGCTGACCCGAACTTCCCCGTCAACACAGACTTTCAGCTCACCGTATGTCGGGTGGACAAGCGTGCCGGGACCGGGTTTATTCAGCGCTTCAATCAGGCGATCACGCTGGTCAAAGCAGTCATCTCCCACCACATAAGCCGTGATGGACGGGCGGAAAGTGATTTTCCCCAGGTCTTCGGTATAGGGTTTGTCGCGGTTCGGGTATTCGTGCGTTTCCACACGGCGACCTGTTCCCGCACTTTCTTCTTCGACCTTAAACGGCACGCCGCGAAATGACGCGTCCTGAAGCCTGCCTTTCCACGTCATATAAACTCCGGATATAAAAATGCCCACCGAAGTGGGCATGAAAGACATAAATTAATGTAAGGTTTACCCTGCTATTTTTTGAGCCAGATGGGCCTGCAATTTATAAATGTTTGCTCCTTTACTGAACTGTTTTTTTATCGGTTCTGCAATACCAGAAATCCATATCTTCATTTCAGCATCAAGATCAAGATGCCCGGCGGTTTCAATAGAAAAGTTTGTCACAGATTTATATGGAATCGAACGATACTCGACTTTTTTCCCTGTGACACCCTGCTTATCAATAAAAATTAACCTTCTGTTAGTCAGAATAATTTGGTCACGAATGAGTTTATAGGCAAGTTCGACATTTTCTCCCTCACCTAAAACAGCCCCTAATTCCTGTTGTGCATCTGATGCATTAATTTCACCGGCATTACCTATAATGGCATGTAACAGACCCATAGATTTCCCTTCAGTTGATAACAAACTTAAAGACAAATTATATCTGGTTCCGTCATCTGCCAATATGCGTATAGCCAACATCGTGATTTATATCAAAACCGCTGGATCGCGTTTCCATAACCCGCATCCCCGGAGGCGAATTCACAAAAGATACCTTGATCTCACCATCAACTTTTGGCGCAGAAGCTTTGTTAATCATGAAGGGATTCGGGCCTGTGGCATCGGAGGCGTTGTTTGACTGAGCCGGATCCACCGCCGGATAAGGTGTGTATCCCCGTGCCGGTATTCCCGTCCCATAAGCATCATAAGCACCCGCGCCCCACTGCGCAGAGTTAATGGCATCGACCGTGTCTCCGGAACTGTCGGTAAACCACTCAATAATTGGCTTCAGCTTGTCCCACATATCCTGAAACCACTTAACAACCGGCCCCCAGTTATTGATCACCATCCCCAGCGGCGACCAGGCAAAAACTTTCTTAAGGAGTTCCCAGCCAGCCTCAAAATAAGGACCAATGGTTTCCCAGAGCTTCTTGAAATAAGGTCCGACAACATCCCAGTTAGTGATAATTAATCCCGCAGCCAGGGCTATCGCCGTCGCAATCATGCCAATCGGCGTCATCGACATGATCCTGCTGACAATGCTGATGGCACTGCCCACGCCCATCAATCCCAGTTTCAGAATCGCAAGACCGGCAGCAAGCCCGACGACGCCGCGAATAACCCGGGGATTTTCATCCGCAAACTTCGTGAATTTTTCCCCCAACTCCCCCAGCCATTGCGTGATATTTTTAGCGTCACCAGAAAATGCGCCGCCAATAGCTGCAAGACCGTTAGTTGCGGTCCCCGTCATTGCCTCCCACAGGTTGGACAGCGTACCAAGCTGTGCCTGAACACGTTTATTCAGGCTGGCCTGTTTATGCATCTTCTGCTGGATCTGATCGTAACCATCCTTTCCTTTATCGATCAGAGCATTGACCACCTGAAGGGTTTCGGCATCATCACCAAATATTGCCTTAAGTACACCGGTTCGCTTAACGTCGGTCAGTTTTCGCAGCTTTGCCAGTTGCCTGAACATGTTATCAAGACCGCCAAAACTCCCTTTGCCATCAGTAAAATCGAGCTGTACCCCGAGTTTCTGGCGGGCCATGATTTTATTGACGTCCCTGATTTTCTTAACGCTTAATCCGGACTGGATAACTTTTCGCAGGGCATTACCTGCCGACTCCCCGTTCATCCCCATCTGATCCATCATGACACTGATGGGGGCAAGACTCTGTGCAGCCTGAAGACCGTCCTTATTCACCATCTTCAGAACAGAGCTGGTTTTAGTGAAGAATGACAGCATGTTGGTGTCGTCAACGCCCAGATAAAACGCCTTCTGAATTGTGTCGAACAGCCCCATCATGTCTTCTGAGGCCGTTCCGGTAGCATCCTGCATCTTTGCGGCAAACTCGGCAGCCGCTTCCGGTGTTTTTTTCAGTTGTACCGCAAGATAAGCTGTCGCTTTACCCACACCACCCAGAATGTTTTCTGCCGGGATCCCCTGACGCACCAGCATCTGCATCATGTTCTGGAAATCAGCCGTTGTACCGGGTAGCTGGTTACCCAGGCCAATAGCCAGTTTATTGATGTCCTGAAAGCTCTTTCCGACCTCACCGTTCGCATCCATCATGGCAACTTTCAGCCCGGTGGCGGCGTTTTCCTGATCGGCATAAGATTTCAGGGAAAGCGTCAGACCCGCAGCCAGTCCGCCACCAAGCGCCAGCCCACCCTGTGACGCTTCTTCCGCCTGGCGTTTAAATCCCCGGATTTTCTTTTGCATTTTCGACAGCGCGGGAGAAAGCCTGTCGACACCGGTGATCAACGCCTTAAGCTCAAATTCAGCCATGTGTGCGTTTCTCCTGCTCTATCCTGTTTGCCTGACTGACCAGCAAGGGAATTTCACTGATCGGCATATTCAGCAATTCGAAGGGATTAATGCGCCAGTAACTGGCGCAGTCAAAGAAGCGATCAGTGAGGTATTCAGCCGTCAGGCCTGGAGGAAAAAACCGGCCACAAGCCACGCCGCTGCATTCAGGTCTGCCGGAGACATCTGGTCGACAGAGCTTTGCGGCACTTTCGCCAGCCGCACAATGTATTTCGACACCACATGCGCCAGAAGTCTGACGGACTCATCCTGATTCATCTGGTAGGGATACCCCAGCTCGCGGACATCCTTCCCGGTGGGTTCATCAAACTCCAGTACGGAGAGTGTCTCACCATGAGCGATAATCGGTTTCTTTAACTCAAGCTCTTTCATTACTGGTAATCCCCTTCTTCACCGTGGAACTCAAGATCAACCGTGCCTTCTTCGGCATTATGGTTCGCTTCTCCGTGCAGCCAGGCGGACGACAATACATAGACCTGACCGTTCGCCAGCTCGGCAGTGATGGTCATCTCATCAGACGAGGTGATTTTGCTCACCGGAAAATTCTTCGGCACCTTGAAGGTCCCTTTGACATAAGGCGCACGGTGAGTTTCCTTGCGGTCCACTGAACCGTCCAGGCCGATGATGTCATCATTGACCGTCCTGTTCATGGGCACCTCAATGCCGCCGGTCAGCGATAGCTGCTGACCGTCAATTTTGAAATAACAGGTTCCCCCGATACGGGCCATTATGCAGACTCCTCTGAATACTGAAGACGGAACTGGTTAACCACGGCAAAAACACGCAACTGGTTAACATAGTCAGGCGGGAACAGCGTGTTCAGGCGGTTCGGATCGCTGGCATCACGCTCCACAACCAGGTACTGCTTAAACAGTTCGTAGTTTTCCACGATCCCCGCACGCTCAAGCTGACGGTAGGTTGCCAGCAGTTCCCCTTTGATTACCGCCGGGGTGACAATCGCCTGACCGGGACCAAAACGGGTACCGTCGCTGGCAAGCTTGTGACGCCCGTACTTACTGGTAATGACGGATTTCAGTTTGCGCAGTACATACGCACTGGTATGCAGCGTCTCGCTGTCGAGGTAGCTGTTATCCGCAACCCCGTAAGCGTTTTTCCTGTACGTGGTGACATCACGCTGAATGCGCAGCACCCCGCTTTCGACATACGCCGTTGCCACGCCATGAGACAGCAGGGTCTGCTGCTCGGTCATCGTGAACCGTTTCCCCTTCGGCGCAGGCAGCATACCCACCAGCTCACCGGTCTGCGTGGGACGTGCCGGATCGTTGCGGATAAACACCGCTGCGCGGGCGGTACGGCTTGCCGCCAGCTCGTCGGCAGGCGTCTGGGTCTCTTTTTCGTACCCCGCCAGGGTAATGTGCTGCTGGTTAAACTGGTCACCTGCGGTCACCAGTTCTGACAGCGTGCCGATCTTTGCCGTATACACATGACCATACAGCTGACGCGCATAGCTCCAGCGACCGCTGGTATCGTTCATCTCGGTCACCAGCGTGTTAACGGAGGCCGTGTCGTTGAACGGCAGGCCGATATAATCAAACGGCTCATCCGCCATTGCAGCCACCGCGCCGGTGAGAACAGGAGAGCCCGTTCCGGCGGTCCCCGTCGCCACGGCAATCTGTACGCCCGCAGGCAGCACTTCGCCCCCACCAAAGCCGTAGTAATTGAGGCTGACAGGAATTTCATTCCCGCAAAGCCCCTTATGACGCGCGGTCAGTGTGACCACGCCAGCCGAAGATGAGGCCGTAAACGGCAGGGCCGGAACGGCATTGATGGCATCCTGGATACTGCTGGCAATCGTCGTGACGTTATCGCCGTTAGTCACCGGTGCCTGCACGCGGGTACGTCCCACATAAACATTCACCGTGCCGGTTTCGGTTGCCGCCCCGGTCACCGTCAGCGTAACTGTTGCCGCCGCGCCCGTGGATTCAGGAACGGCAATTACATACAGTTCACCAAACGGGTCGGTCTGGCGATAAGCCTCGACCATACGCGCCAGCTGACTTCCCGCACCACAAATCTGGCGTGCATAGTCTGCCGACGGCATCAGCACCAGACTGTTGGCAACAATCTCTGCACCGTTATTGGCATGACCAATCAGCAGCGATGCTCCGCTGTCCTGTGCAGTATTCGCCGCCTGGTTATCCATTTCCGCATAAAACAGCGGAACCAGCGTATTCGACGGAATGGTGTTAAAGCTTATCGTCATCGGTGTTCACCTTTTTATTCACGCGCCGGATATCACCCGCTGCTTCACGGCGCAGCCAGTAGTTGTTCTCGTCAACATTTCGCCCTTCGGCGGGCAAAAGGTCACCGCGGGCAGGGTCAGGCACTGACCGCCCTTTAACAGGTTTCACAAACATGAAGATTCTCAGGAAGGAAGGGTTATTTCGGTGTGATGTTCGATATCGCCGTCAGGCCCGTTACCGGGATCGAGATAATCAACATCAATCGCCAGCGTTCGCAGTTCATCCAGACTGTTCAGGTCATCCTGCTGGCGGGTATCGTCTTCAGTCAGCTCGCTGATGATCGAAAAATCGAACTGATAAATCAGCTCATGACGATTCAGATCCAGCAGCGTGCCGCCGTCATAGTTAATCGGGTTACCGCACGCTTCCGGGTTCCAGCCCAGCAGGGCCTTAAAGAGCATCTGCCGGACATCGTCCACCACATCATACGAAGCAAACTGACCGCGCTCATCACGCCCGTTACTCAGTATGACAACTACGGAGAAGCCCTCTTTCAGCTCCTGCCAGTAGTCGGTCTGGCTTTTGTTTTCTCCCGGAGAATCATCCCCCGGTACCACATACGCCGCCGGGAGTCTCAGCTTTCCGACCTCCGGCAGATTTTTGAACTGTGCCGCGCCTGCAACCCGGTTTTCAAAATACGGACAGCGGGCACGCAGTGCAGCAATAACAGGCGTCAGTTTCATCTGTGTCGTCGCTCCGGCTTCAGTGATTTACGCAATTCCCGCGCCAGAAAATAGCGTGTCCAGCTGTGGTTCTTTTCAAGCGTTTCCACCATGAAGTTATTACGTGGAGCCAGTCGCCAGCCTCTGCCACCGGATGCACCACGATGATGGCTGCGACGACGCTTTGCCCCTCTCTTCACGCCATAGAACAAAAAAGCCGGATAAAAATCACCGGTGATGTGGCGGTTTCCCTCACCATTACGCTGGTTAGGGGCTATACGTGCCATAAAACCGGGGCGATGTTTACTGGCTCTGGGGACCATATAACCAATCGAACGAGCCAGGCGTCCGGTCTGATAACCGGGGTTTTCACCCGGTGCCGACCGCGCACGGCGCATCACCAGCCGACGGGCATCACGCATATGACGCTGACCAATCGTGACAAACGCCCGCCGGACACGGGCGCGGTTAAAGCGCATCTCCGCGGGCTGCTGAAAATCAACGTGCAAAAAGGAAGTCGTCATTGTTGCCTCCGTGACTCTGCCTACATTCGCCCAGCTCCGTACACTCCAGCAGCAGAAAGCGCCGCGCCCCGTTCAGATCGCGCTGACGTTTCACCCGGTACACACTGTCACCGCAGACCACCTCATAATCAGCGGTGATCCCCCGGCGGTAACGAATGGTGATGTAATGGGTGATGGCGTCCCCGGTCTGCGCGGTTTCCTGCCAGGTGGTGGCACTGGTCTGGATAACCTTCGCCCATGTCCGGAACGTAACCGGGTATTGAGGCTCCACGCCAAAGTTATCCGCGGGCATATCCACCCGCAGGCGGATCAGGACGCGTTTATTCAGTTCACCGGGGTCCGGCAGAATGTAGGTTGCGCTGGTCTGCGCCTGACGAATTTTCATTGCGGAAAGTACCTGTACGGGCCGACAAGCCAGCCAAAACTCTGCGGCATGTCGAGTTTCTCCACTTCCGTAACCGACGAGCGATTTTCGTAAAAATGGCTGATAAGCATCAGCATCCCCAGACGAATATCATCCGGCAGGTGCAGCCCGTCCGGATCGCTGTCCGGAATGGTTTCATCCGGTGCATAGAGCTTCCGGTTCAGATACGTTTCCGTCCGCTTTTGTGCCGCACAGGCCAGCAGTTGCAGATGGCGGTCATCAGCATCGAAATCCTCATCCAGCCGGAGTTGGGCTTTAATCTCTTCCATTGTCAGAAGCATACTCAGCCCTCTTTACTGGTCGAGGCTTTTTTCTCTTTTGCCGCTTTACTGCTTTTTGCACTGATTCCGCGCTCTGCTAACCCGGCCTGAAGTGCAATCTCCTGCACCCGGGCAGGAAGCGCCCCGTCGTCATACTCACCGGCCCGAATGACCTCAACACGCATACCGTCCGGTGACCATTTCAGATCTTGTTTCAGGATCATGATTCTTCACCCGTCAGAACAGGGGGCGCGGTTCCACGCCCCTGAGTGATTACGCCGCTGCAATCTTCAGCAGTTTGATGGCCTGCGAATCGACCAGCATCCCGCCGGTGCGCTTGGTGGTATAAAAACCGACAAACGGTTTATTGGTGTACGGGTCACGCAGAATGCGGGTGCCGATACGGTCAACGATGGTGTAACCCCGTTTGAAGTTACCAAATGCAATGGCTTTCGCATCAGCGGCGATATCCGGCATCTGTTCGTTTTCAGCGATACCGTAACCCGCCAGAGAGGACGGCTGCCCCAGTTCCAGCCCCGGACGCCACAGATAGTTACCCTCGGTGTCTTTCAGCAGACGGATGGCAAACAGGCTGTTGTTGTTCATCATGAACTTCGCGCCAGTGCGGTGTGCCTTACGCAGCGTGTAAATCAGTTTGATAATGGCGTCTGCGGTCACCGCGGTCGCTTCGCCGGATACAATATGCTGAAGTTTGCCGAACGCCCGGACCTTGTCGGTTTCATCAGTGGATTCATACGCCAGGAACCCTTTCGGCTTCTTGGTGCCATCGCCTGAGGTAAAGGCAATTTCTTCCTGTTCGGCAAATTCGGTTGCCAGCTCGCTGTTGATCCAGGCCTCCACGTTGAAAAAGGCATCATCCAGCATTTTCTGGGTGGCCTGCGGGTTACCGTAGATTTCCCCCATGAAAGGTTCAATCAGGCCCAGCTTTGAGGTGGCAGTCTGGGAGCGCGCGTCAGTCTCGCCAACCCATCCGGAAGCCGTGCCGCCCAGATTCACCAGTTTTTTGTAGTCGGAACCACCAACGGTGATCACCGTGGCTTCCTGACGCATCACCACTTCATCTTTCAGCAGGTTAAGAATGTTGCGATCCAGTTCTTCCGGCACGGCGTAGCCACCGTCTTCATCGGTACCCACCTGCAATGCCTTACGCTCCAGATCGCGCAGACCGTCTTCACGGCCTTTACGCAGGAAGCCCACAAACGCCTCTTTATGCTCGGTGGCCAGTTTATTTTGCGCACCACCTGCCGGACGTTTCAGCTCAAGCAACTCTTTTTCAAGATCACTTTTGAGATTTTCCAGCTCGCTGAGTTTCCCGTTCAGGGTTTCCACCTGCCCGGCAAGCTTGCCTTTTTCCTGCTCAATCGCATCCACGCGCTTGTCGTTCTTTGCTTTAAAGTCGTCAAACTTCTGCTGCAGCTCCTGCGCGACCTGTTCGACATCTTTAATATCAACCGCCATCGTATTTCTCCTGATTAGAAGTTCAGATTTTTCAGTGCATTCAGTGCAGAGCCCACATCCTCAGCGTCGCGCAGGGACAGTGCGCCATAGCCCCCGGCCATGAATGCTTTGGCCTGGGTACGGGAGAGTCCGACATCACGCAGGACTCTTTCGATTTTTTTCTGTTCGGGGATTTCCCCGCGGGCCAGTGCGTTCTTGACGTCGCTGATCCGCGCCTCGTCGTTAGACGGGAACGTCACCAGGCTGACTTCCCAGAGGTCGATTTCTTTCAGCAGAAAGGCTTCTTTGCTCCGGTCGTATTCCCAGTCTTTCAGGACGTACCCAATAGAAAGGCCGGTTAACGAACCGGCCTTCATGTGTGCATGTGCGCGTTTTGCGAGGGGATCATCATCAATAAGCAACCGTCCCCTGACGTAAAGCCCGACATCGTCTTCCTTCATTTCGGTGTAAACACCGATGGGTTCATCCATGCGGTGCTGCCAGAGCAGCGCAGGTAACGCTTTTCTGTCACTCCACGCCCGCAGGGAAGCAGCAAATGCCCCGGACATCACCACATCATCGTGGCTGTCCTTTACACCAAAGACGGAGCCATACCCTTCAAACTCACCGGAGTCACTGACAGATTTCAGACTCAGCGGTACATCAAGACGTTGTTTCGTCTGCATTGGCGTTATCCTTCTGCTTACCGGCTTTACTGCCATCGGAGGGTTTCGTGGTCATGTTCATCGGTGTGAGATAGACATCACCACCGGGACGCGGATTCATATCTTCCAGGTCGCGGCAGTCATTGGGAGAGTAAATTCCCCAGTTGATCCCGGTGGCGTAGGCTTCAAAACGGGACTTCATATCCCCGCGCAGTAACGCCCCGGCGTTAAATTTGGCGTAATAAACGCCCTGCTTACTTTTTCGTACCAGTCCGGTGTTGATCCGCTGTTCGATGCGGGTCAGATACGGCACCAGTGAATAGTTGATAAATCCCAGCCCCAGCTCTTCGATATTGTTGAAGGTGGCGCGATCGGTGTTCTGCACCATGTGCAACGGCACCCGGAACAGACGACAGATTTCTTCAAGCTGAAACTTGCGGGTTTCCAGGAACTGGCTGTCCTCGGCGTTCAGCGCCATCGACTTCCAGTCCAGCCCCATCTCAAGGATCATCGGGCGGTGAGCATTGCCAAGCCCGGTGTGACGCTCCTCAAAATCTTTCTTCAGGCGCTCATAAGCCTGATCTGACAGCGTCTGCTCTGTACGCAACACCCCCGACGTCACCGCGCCATTGCTGAACAGTCTGGCCCCGTGCTCTTCGGTCGCAGCTGCCAGCGATATTGCCTCGCGGGCATAGGCGATGGGATTCAGCCCCACCAGTCCGTCCAGCGTCAGCGTGCGCACATGCCAGATATCCTCCTGGCTCAGTACATCCGTGGAGCCATCCGGGAATGTGACCTGATAGATCGGCTCCCAGCTACTGTTAAGCTTCGGTACCACACAGCCGGGATCGACGGGCAGCAGTTCAGCCACTTCGCCAAATGCTTTCACTTTGTAGGCGTAAAAGTTTCCCCGCAGGCACAGACAGGTGACCACCAGCTCCCAGAACTCCTGCGGCGTCATATAGCCATTGGGATGCGTGGAGATCAGTTTATGCAGACGTTCGCCGGTGGCTCTCTGCTTCAGGCTGCCGTTCAGGTGATACAGATTGCAGGGCAACATCCCGACCGACTCTGCCAGCACTCTGACGCAGGAAAAAACCGCCGTCAGTCGCATGGCCCGCTGACTGCTGATCTGCTTTCCGGTATAGGTGTCGTAGGACAGCCCGATAGCCTCCGCCAGCTCTGCTGGCGTGGTCACCGGTGCGTCACTTTTTCGTTGAAATAATCCCGAAAAGAACACTATTTACCTCCACCAACAGACAGCTGTGTACGGTCGAGATATCGCGCCACCAGCCACGACCAGAACAGGCACAACGCCCCGGCAACAACAAACCCCGCTGGGGGATAAATCAGCCAGGCACCATACGCCAGCAAAAGCGCCCCCAGCACGCCCACCAGAGGCGCGAGAATCAGCATGATCATAATTACCTCAGTTAAAGCGAGCGGATCCCATAGGACTCAATGTGGTCAGACAGCGTGTCTTCTTTCTCGTACAGCATGGCTCTGCCAACCGCCATAATCAGCGCAACTGCACCGTCAATTTTGTTTTCCGCCTGCTCTTTGACGGGTTTCACCACATCATCGTTACCCGGAATGGTTTTGCCGACCACATTGCCGATACACCAGGTCATGATGGGATTGCCATCATGATGAAAGCGCCCCGATTCAATTGCCGCTTCCAGCTCTTTCATCGGGTCGGACATGTTGGTGTAGTTCTGAATGATAGTGACGGGATTCAGGTCTTCATCAGCAAGGTCATGTGACAACCCGGTCGCCCCGAAGGGGTCGATGGGTGACTCACTGACCGGGCTGATTTTGTTCGCCGCTTTGGCCTCCTCGAGGATGTAGCGATAATCCACCTCCGCACCATCGGTAACGGTCAGAACGCCCATTTCCACCCATTTCTGAAAGCGTTCGGCTGTCCGTCGATCTTCATTTTTCTCGACGCTGTACACCGTGTCATACGGTACCCAGAAACGCGGGGCCACACTGTAGTAATGCGTTTTACCGTCAATCTCGCGGGTATAAAGTCGCGCCATGCTGTTCATATCCAGCTTACGCGCCAGGTCAAAGGCCAGAATGCACGGTTGCCCCTCGAACTGCTCAAGGGTCAGTGATTTATCCTCGCAGCTCTGCCAGCTCACCAGGTTGAAATACGCCGAACGCGCCGACACCCAGATATTGAGGTGTTTTGTTTTAAAGACGTTTGCCAGACGGGCGTTATTTTTCGCACGCTGCTGCTGACTTAACAAAAATTCGCGATAAACCGACACGCCAATATTCGGGTTAGCTTTTTCCAGCACCTGCGGGTCGGTCCAGTCATCGCCTTCGTCAACGGTATAGATGATCCCGAACAATTCATCGTTGGGTACCGAACCGTTGAGCATCTCGATAACTTCCCGCCGCTTGTCGTAGCACGGCCCCTCAATGTTGTACCCGGCGGTGGTGATGGCCCACATCAGTGGCTGACGTCGCGCGCCCATCCCGGTAAGCATCGTGGTATAAAGCGCATCGGTGGCGTGCTCGTGATATTCATCCACCACGGCACAGTGGGGTGATGAACCATCACCGGGGTTACCGATCAGCGGTTCAAACCGCGCGCCATCCTCCGGACGGTTCATGTTTGAGGCGTTAACCTCAATCCCGAACGCTTCCGTCAGCATGGGTGTGCGTTTACACATCAGTCGCGCCGGGCGAAAGACTTCCCACGCCTGTTTCTCTGTCGTGGCACCGGAATACACTTCCGCGCCAAACTCGTTATCACAGGCAAAACAATACAGGGCAACACCGGCAGAGATTGCCGATTTGCCGTTCTTACGGGGGATTTCGGTATACACCTCCCTGAAGCGGCGCAGCCGGGAGCCTTTATTGACCCAGCCAAACGCACAGCAGATCACAAAGAGCTGCCACGGTTCCAGCGTGATGGGCATCCTCTTGAATGCCCACTCCCCCTTGGTGTGTGGCAACAGCTGAATAAATTTCGCGGCCCGTTCAGCCAGGTCCTTGTCGAAGCGGTAACGAAACGACTTACTTTTTTCCGCCATCAGGTCATCAAGATGGCGCTGGCAGGCCTGAATCACAAACTGGCAGGCCACAATCTTTCCGCGCACGACATCACGGGCATACTGATTGGCAGCATTTACGTTGGGGTAAGATTTCCGGCTCATGATTCGATGATTTTCAGAAACGGGTTAGTGGCTTTCTTCTGCCCCGCCAGGCCAATCAGACGCTGGCGGCTGCTGGGGTCGAGTCCGAGCATTGCCCCCGTGCTGCTCATCTCGGACTCCTGTTCTTTCTTGGCGGTCAGCTCCGGATTTTTGACCATGCCACCCATTGCACCGGTGATGGTGTTGCCCTGTCTGGCAATATTTTTCACGGCACGTCGCCAGAACTCGTAGGCCACGCACCACCGCTCAAGTACCGCCAAGTCAGTCACGCACAGCAGGCCCTGACCGCAGAGTTCTTTGGTTGTCAGTTGCCACATGATCGTGGCGAGAGGGAGATCTTCTTCAGCGAACCACTCCGGTGGCTCAACACCTTTGATGGGCGTAAAAACAGGTTCATCTTTGTTCAGGGCTCGCTTGCCGGGGTTTCCGGCCAGCGCCTTGCGCGCCGTTGGCTTGGGGCGACGCCCGGAACGCCCCGCCGTTCCAGCCATATGCGGCACTCCTGGTTAAATTTCATTTTTCGCGGGTATAAAAAAACGATGGGGCGGGCAGTCCGGAAGGCGCGCGGTCACAGAGATTTGACCTCCCCCTCCCCTGGATGATGATGACACCGATTCTCACTTGAGCCGCTCACGCGCAGTCTTCGCGGCGTGACACGACCAGCACAGGCTTTCAAGGTTGCTGTCTTCATCAGTACCGCCGTGGGCCTTCGCTTTGATGTGATCCACGCAGGACGCCTGCTTCACGACTCCCTGACGAAGATGGTTCTGACACAACCCTTTGTCTCGCTTCAGTATGCGGGCTCGTATGACTTCCCACTTCGATCCATATCCGCGCTGCTGTCTGGATTGTCCCGGTTTATAGGATTTCCAGCCCTCGCCTTTGTGATTTTCACAGTAGCCAGATGGGTCTGTTGTGGTAAAACGGCAGCCGCGAACACGGCAGGCTTTTGGTGTTCTTGGCGGCATATATGTTCCAATAAAAAAGCCACCAGCGGATGCCAGTGGCTTAGGGATAAAGTGTCAGGCAAACGCCTATTTCATTCTAATCTTTTTGTTTTCGTTTTAATTTTATTCCACCAGATGTAGACGCTTCAATTTCTTCATAATCTTTAAAAATCCCCACGAGAAGAGTAATCCCAATTGAACCTGCCAGGATTATTGAGGCAATTTCAATTCCAGTAAAGGTCGCAGCAGATGTTCCTGCGACACCAGCATAGAGCAAAAATGAGGTGCCACCTGTAGCAGGTGCAGCAGCAATTGCAGCAATCAAACCTGTCAGAGCGACACCGCTAACCCCTGCAGCTGCAATAGCAACTTTCTTACTTCGCTTCAGCTTTTCAGCAAGCTCGCCTTCTACAACGATGACATCTACCTTATCTTCTTTCGCTTTCTTTAGTTGCTCTTTTGTAGTAACTGTTACTAAATCCATTTAAAAACCTCAACTTTATGTTTTTAAGTAAGAAACGTCATGTTTGAGGATATCACAGCATTATCTCAGACACTCAGTGAATGCCTGCTGTAATGCCGCTAGTCGTCAAGTTGCAACACATCATGCCGCGCAATAACCGGATGGTTCACGGCGGTCGAAAAAGGCCGCATTGGCGACCTTGTTTAACATTATGCGTAATCAGTAGTCTGCATCACGCCTTTGCTCTTCCATGATATCTTGTTGTTCGTTCCATTCTGCATCTTGTGAATCATGGTAAGCCTTAGCCTCTATAATCTCACCTATAAGGCCATCAACAAATTCTACAGACTTATCTTCAAGAGATACCCCTTCAGGAAGAAGATCGTAATCCCTAGCTACCTGCTCCAACTCTTCATCACTCAAGTGCTCAAGCTGTTTACGTTCATCATCGAAATCAAAGTTATCAGACATTTACAATTTTCCGTCAGCAATAAGGATGTATCATTATGTCTGACGTATTTTTACATTCAATACCCATTATCAAGCCCACCCGCAGATGAGCTTTGTAATGGGTACAAAAAAGGCTGCTCATGGAAACCTTTATTCGGTGAGTGCTTTGGTTAATCCGAGAAGTGGGATCTGTCCTTGCTTTTCGAGTCTCTCAATCTTCGCAAGTAGGACGGGCTTCTTCACCCTACCCCAACGATTCAGAAGACGGCCTGACATACTGGCCACATCCTTCTCCTTCATGAACTCCAGCATTACTGCATTTCGTTCTTCTTCAAACTGACGCCAGCCAACTTGAAGCATCGCGTACATCCAATTGAAAGCATTGATGTAAGCAATTTTGATCCGCATGGCTTCTTTCTTGGTGTAAGACATGACAAGAAGCATCAATCCATCCTTGCGGAGTCGGTAGAATTTCTGCGGTTTTCCATTCTGTAACTCATTGTTTCTATAGCAAAGCTCAAAGTTGAGCTTTGTATCAAACTCTGGTGGGCAAGCGTCTATGGTCCGTTCAATATCGCGAACTACGTTTTTCGACAGCTTACCGAATGCTTTCGCCACCATAAACGAATCGGTAACCGGATCGTTGTTTGCTACAAAAATCAGGTCTCGGAAATCGATGCCGTTAACAACTGTTGGGTAGTTCATAGCGTATACCTTACTTTGAGATGAACCTTTGCCGCATAGGAGATCAGCCCGTCGAGGCTCGCCAGCACTAACTAACTCCTCAAAGGCTCATTCCAAAAGGTTGGGTTCGACGTGATTGAATGCGCTGCGGTGCGCGGTGAAATGCAGATACAAAAAAGCCCCGGTATTAAACCGAGGCTTATAATTCTTTCTCTTTTTCAGAGAATGCGGATTAATGAACGTGCTTCATTGCTGGTTTCATCACAGCTTGGCACATATTTACTACTTTCATTTCTCATTTTCAATTTATTTTTTTGCACAGTTAGCCTGCACTGATTTATTGTGCACCAATATGTCCCGCTTCGTCTGCTTATCCAGCACGGCAATATCGTGTTCAGTGAGGTAGATAATGTCCACCCAGTCACAGGCTGTGTCCGTTAATTCAGGTTTTGCGGGTAAAGTTTTCGCGCAACTCACGGTCAACATCGTCATCAGGAAGATGATTAACAGTCTGCTGTACACCCCTGGCTCCTTTTGTTGTCTCTACCCGGCGTTCAGCCACTGCTTCAGTGGCAGCGGCCTTTTCTTCGGTGCGTTGCTGGTTGGCTTTCGCTTCGGCTTTGCTGGTGCCGCGCGAATGGCCTAATCCAAATGCGGCGGCTATAGCAGCTAAAACAGCTGCAAGGAGTCCGATAATCATCTCAAGCGTCATATAACCACCCGCTCCTTTACCCAGCCATAAACAAACGTCTCGTTCGCGCTGCGCTGTTCTGCCAGTTCAAGATAACGTTGACCCTGGCTGCAATTCAGAGCCCGGAGCATTACCAGCTCTCCTTCTTTCCCGCGTCGAGATAGGTAACTTTTTAGCGCACTAACAGTTCGCGGACCTATAAAACCATCCGCAATCAGTTCGGGATAGAGCGTGCCCTGAATGTTGAACACGTTCAGCCAGCGCTGAAACCACTTGGTCTGAACCGATGGCCCCATGTTTACGCCCGTGTCGCAGAGTTCAGCGGCGATGGCTGGTGACACCTCAGAAATAAGGTCGAATCGCGGGCCTGTCCAGTAGTCAGCCGTCAGAATATCCAGCGCCTGCTGGCGGGTGAGATCGCGCATATCTCCTACATACCCATGTGCCCGCGCCGTTGCCTGAGTGATACCCCAATTCGTTGGGCCGCCTTTATCGTCGGGATGGTTAACATAGCCGCCCTCTTTGCCAAGGATGGCATTGAAGATATCGTCTTTAGTCATTAGTGCCTCAGATGATCAACCAGCCGCGCTACGTTGCCTCTGACGGCGACAAGCACAGACAGGAAAATAATGTTGGCCCCGATAGTGGCCCAAGATGAATAAGGGTAGATACCGCACAGATACGCCAGCGGTACGGCGCTATAAATGACCGTAAGCAGCCAAGCTAAGCGAGATATCCACGGTCGATGTCGCGAATCGCCGCGACGGTAAAACATCAGGGTCAGCACTACCCCAGCGCAGAGTAACGCATTGATAGTTGCCGATGGGTCATTTAGTACCACCTGAACCTCCCCGGCGCGTTATCAGCGCCACCAGCGAGCCAACATCCTGATTATTCAGGAACGTCAGGATTTTGACGGCTAAAGCAGAAACGATTACGGCACCAATGGCATCCAGTGGTTTATCACTGTAGCCAGTAACCTGAGCCAGCTTTGAACCCACCAGCCCGGAACAAAGGATCCCCGCAATATACGACACCAGAAAATATGCCAGACGGCGCGCTGCACTCAGGTCCGCTGTGGTGGCAATGTAAAATACAGCCCCGGCAAACGCGCCAAAGACCACGCCGTAATCGGTTCCGGACAGAAATCCATAGACGCTGGCCCCCGTCAGGACACCACCAGCCAGCCCAGTACCGGAAATCGGATCGGACATTTAGCCCCCTCTTAATTGCTGTGAATCCTCTCAGGAATGAGGGGAATAAAAAAGGCCGCATAAGCGACCTCGACATTTGGATGTTAGTTTTTTTATATCCAGTGGCTCATCAATTCCGGCTGTACCTTTTGAAGCACTTCTTGCGGTGATGGGGCTTCAATAATTTCTGAGAATACACATCCCCTATCATTGAGTCTATGCTTAAACCTTGCCATTTTAGCGCTATCTCTATCAAGATACTCTTCTGAAACAACAAGATGCTTCTCAACTTCCAAACCTTCTTCTTTATGCTGGTAAACGTAATAAAACCCCATGGAGTCTCCTTTCATTTAGGTGCCTGTTATGAATACCACCATAAAGCAAAAAACCCCGCCAAAGCGAGGTTTAAAATCTTTTAAGTACGTGTCCAAGTGACCAATCTTAACACAGTACAACAAGATTTGCGGACCGCGCTAGGGATTTCTTATTCTTTTTTACCAGATTAGATGCAGCTCGACATCTATAAAGAATCATTATTATATTCAATCTTTAAATAAGTTCATAGTTGAACCCTAGCACTTCCACCATTTTGAACTGGTGAAATATAATCGGAGAACTCAGGATATAAGGAAATTTTACCAGAGGTTAACATAAACATAAATGTACCGAAAAACTTCATGTGGAAATATTCATCATCTTTTGGAGTCAAGAAGCAACTTTTAAAGTTTTGCTGGCGAAGCATCGGGAATGGAAGTTTCACTCCATCCGGGGCTGAATAGGCAAGAAGCCCATCTTCGATACTAAGGATTAGGTTATGCCTATGCCTAAATTGTATTTCATCAGAGTAAAGATTATCTAGTTCATTTTCTATATTGCTTATATCAAAATCAAGCTTCTTACAGATCAATATGCTAGAATAAACATGAAAAGGGTTGTTTTCCGGATCAAAGTTAAAACTGCTAGAGTTAAAACTTAATGAAGGGTTTTTTATTCTCTCGGCGATTGCTTTATTTTTCGCCAGTTTGTTAATGGCGTCTCGAAAAGCAGCGCGAGATAAATTTGACTTAACCTCACCAATGCAGTAAACAGATTCAATTGGGAAAAACCTATGTTTATCTCCACCTTGAAAAAGTGGTGTCATTTTAGAATCAAAAATAACAACATCACACTGCGTGCTAATGTCATCCATCGCGGACATTAAAAAACCATTAGATATAGCAAGTCGCTGAGGAACTATAAAGTTCAAAAAATCCCTTACTACCGACTCACGATATATTCCATATTCACCAGCATGAATAAGACGATTGTTTTCAGGATCATAAAAAACTTCAGTTGAAGTTGCGGAAAAAGAATTTTTAAAAATATCTATTTTCTCACGGTATAGTGCATCAAATATCCTATTTGACATATTACCCTCCTGTATATATGAATACCCATGATACAAATATAGTCTCATCATGGGTATACACTTCAGAGCATAAATTAACTTATCTCAACATCCATATCTAGTGTTATGTCTAGCATAGAAAGGCAACCATCGATGAACCCTTCAGCCATCTGCATTTCAATACGTATCAATTTCTCATCTTTTTTGCGAGCTCTTGCAAGCTTTCTTTTCGAGATGCCATACAGGTAATGGGCCACAATCAAAGAATGCTCGTACGGTTTTCGCTTTTTAAGAAGAGCAAGACAACCTTCAATAATTAATGCATCACTATCTGAACAAGCCTGACGTGTTTTGCTTGTATAGGGAAGAAGCCCTTTAAACCCAGCAGCTATAGGAGAATAGTCTACTCCTGAACTATCACTCGCCGCCCATGCTCCCCAACGATCCAGAACCATTTGAATATCACGCATCAACTTTCTCCACAAAATCAGGCCAGCACGCCAATTGCCAGCGCACGATCGATAAAACGAAATATCAGCTCCAGCTGGGAGCCATACCTCTCTTCAAATGCCACGGTATCCGCATGCAGCTCGTCGTGATGCTTTCTGCACAAAGGCAACACAAAAAGGTCATGCGCTTTTGTACCCATTCCACACTGACCGTGGCCTATCAGGTGGTGGGGATCATCAGCGGGCTTTCCACAACATGCACACGGCTGTGTCTTAACCCAGCGCGTGTACTTTTCATTAACCCAGCGGCGACGTTTTGGGCGTAACATAAAAGACTCCGGCGACTCCGGATCCACTTTCAGCGCCAGCACCTTTTTCGCTTTATCCTGGATGATGCTGGTGGCAGGAATCGAAGGCACAAGGTCACTTTCCCGGGTGACAGACGGCACAACAGGCTTCGGTAATCTCAGTGCCTTACGGGCTGCACTTTCCGGTAAGGCATCCGCCAGTTCATTACGAATCAGCCACCAGCACAGTTCCGGCATTGTCACAACGTGACTATCATCAAAACCGAGATCACGGCGCACAACAGATAACACCCAGCGGGCACAGTTATCCGTTGCCATTGATTCCAGCCGTTCCGTGAACTGATCGCGCAGCTGGTTATCGCAGTGCCAGCACAGACGGATTGCGCCCGGAGCGTGTCGCATTGTGGTCATGTTCTCGCTGTGCCAGTTGGAATGAGGCCACTGACAGCCCTTTTCACGAAGTAACCAGCTTTCAAGACATTCCACGCCACCAGCACGACGGATCACTGCCTCATTGCGGAACACGGCCCGAACGGCAGGATCATCCGCCAGCGGTTGTGATGCTGCCGGAACGGCACCACTGGCGAAAGATGAATAACGTTCCGGCTCAGGCTCCAGCAGGACACGCCCCTGCATAAACAGGGGCATCAACTCTGAACCTGGTCTGAACAATACGATCCCCATACGCGGGGCAATTTCAGGGGTCAGTAGTGCTCTCACGGTCACCTCAATGAACGGTATCGAGCAGCTTTAACAGCTCAGGGAATCGGGATTCGAAGAAATGCGGCTGCGTCTCGCGCGGATTTGCGGGACTGGTGATGTTCTTGCCGAACATGCAACCTTTCGCTGTCAGCGACCAGAATTTTTTGATGTTGTTAATCGCGGTACGGCTGTATCGTTCGCGCTGCTCGACGATCCCCAGCTTCACCATCTGGTGATATGCCTGATTAGCCGTCAGGCGGATACCATACTGTTTCAGCAGTGCACTCAGTGACAGTGTCGGGCGACTTGAGCCATCGTGTGCATCAGCAGGAGCATCAATGGCATAGCGCGGTGCCAGATTCGGTAAGCCAACAGCCTCCTGAAGTTTCTGACAGGCTCCAAGCACTGAAGAGTTAGACAGATTTAACTCCCGGCGCATAAAGTCCAGCAGAATCACGCCAGCCTGCATCTTGTCAGCAGCCTGTCCGGATAATTTTTCAGGTGCACTGGTTACCATGTCGAAAGTACGGATCACCTTCAGATGGAATGACGGGCTGATCCACATTGCATAGGCATACACCAGTTCTTTGCAGACATACGTCCCCTGGTTATTTCCGCCACGAATAACGTTAACTGGCTCTATATTGACCGAGTTGCAAATCTGCAACTCGCTTATTAAACGTTCAGTTTGCTCATTGCGGAGCCAGAATGCAGGCTTATGCTTATCCAGAGAACCGGCAGCCCTGTGCAGATCGTTCAGGCTGTAACGCCCATAAGCATCACGACGAACTTCAATACCATCAATGACCATCAGATTATTCATACTTCGTTTCTCCTCTTGATCAGGCGGCTGCACCCGCCGTTTTCTCGTACTTACTGATAGTGATCTCGACCTTCCCTTCCGGGATAACCGGTCCCCACTCCACCAGCATTCTTTTCACCTGACTGTCGTCTTCCCACACACCCGCGTGGGTCAGGGCGTCAAACAGCGCCTTGTTATAGTTGTCCAGATCGCGGATCCGGTTATCCGGAGGAAACAACACGATCTCCACTGAAGCTGGTGCCGACGTTGGTTTCGGCAGACGGCGTAACTGCTCAATGATGGCGGCACACGCCGCGCCCTGGAATTTACGCCCCGCCGCGCTTATCAGGCTCTTACCTGCAAAAGCCCCTTTGTTGGGGTGTCGCCAGTACGTGTTCACGCTGGGGGGAAACGGCAGGATCAGCTTCATACTTTCAGCCCCCTCTCATGTAACCAGTGGGCTGCACGCAGCCTGGCGTTTTCCTCACCGGCAAGCAGTGCGCGGATAATCCCGACCACCTCGCTGTCGTCGTCCTTCACCGCGGTATGAAGAGTTATCCCCCGGGCCACGCCACGCTTTATCGTGATGACGCCTTTTTTCTCCAGTGCGCGAAGATGCTCCACCGCTGCATTCACCGAACGGTATCCCAGCATGGTTGCCACCTCCTGATTGGTTGGCGGAAAGCCACGTTCTTGCTGGTAAGAAATCAGCATATCCAGCACCTGCTGCTGGCATTGAGTTAACGTCGTCATTAAGCCCCCACGTAATTCCCTGAAAGATACCATTCATCACCCGATACAGCGCGCTTGCTGCTTTTCCGTAAGCACAGCTCACGACGCGCCAGAAAGTTGTTTCGTTCTGGCTGGGAGTGACTTTCACGGAATGCCACCATCCACACCGTTGCAGCACGACGGTATAACCCCCTCGACTCCAGTTCTTCAGCCTGGCGGGTCAGGCATAAAATCACCCGGGGATCGTTAGTGCCGACATAGAAATTGCGCACAGGTCTGGTTTCTCGAACTGGTTGTGGTTCCGGTTCCTGCGCTCTCTCAGTCAGGCGCGGGAAATGTCTGCGTGTATCTCCTTCACAACGGTGAGCCACACGCCCACTCTGACGTAACTTGCTTGCTGACTGCAGAACGCGCTGCCGTGAGTAACCAGCAAAAGCATCCGCAATGTCTCCGGAAGTACACCCCGGATGGGCTTCAATGAATTTCTGAACGTCATTTAACAGACTCATGATCACCCCCTGAATCCTGCCGGGATCTGGCTGTAGTCCACGTTGTCGTAACTGGCTTTGAAGTACGGGTCTTCACGTTTTTCTGTGTGCGTGCTGACGGACGGCGATAAGCGCAGGGAAAGCTCATCCCATTTTTCCCGCAACTTCGACGGGCTGAGCACGTTACGGCACCAGAACGGATCGCGGCTGACGCGGCTGTACATCTCGCAGATTTGTTTGTGAGTACGACCATCCTGCACACACATCAGGCGAATTTCGTTTGCCCAGGCTGTCCAGTTAGGTTCTTTGGGACGAACCACCTCGCCGTCACATTCGGCGGCCTGCTCGTACAGGGCGATGATTTTTTTCCAGAGCCACTGTGCGCAGGTCAAATCATCCTGCGTTCCCCACTGGCGCTTTTTAGGGCTGAATACAACCGCATCAGGATGGCGAGTTAAAAACTCCTGTTCAGCCGTCTGCGTGTCCGGTTGCGAAGCGTCCGGACGAGAAGTTTTTTTATCTGACGGATCATGTTTTGATTTTACTGACGGATCCCCGCCAGATTCTGACGGGTGAAAACCCGCTTTTTTGCCAGATTTCGACGCATCAAATTTTGACGGGGCAGATTTTGATGCGTCAGATTTTGACGGGTCAGAATCTGACAGTTGAGAAAATGCCGCTGCCTGAAGCTTCGCAACGTTAAGCTGATAAACATTCGACGCATTACGGTTACCCTGGCGACGCGCCTTACGCGTTAACCAGCCTTCTGCTTCCAGCCGTGCGATAGCCGTTCTGACGGTACTCATCCCCGCGCCAATCTGACGGGCAATGGTTTCAATTGATGGCCAGCACACACCTTCGTCATTACTGAAATCAGCCAGGCGGGCCATAATTGCCACGCTGGATAACTTCATGCCTGATGCAGCGCAACCATCCCATACATAGCCGGTTAATTTAGTGCTCATGACCGACCTCTATTTCCCTGAATTTACGACGAAACTGTTCGAGCGGACTGAAGCATTCATGCTCATAACCTTCGCGGAGGTAGATAACCCGTTGTGTTTCCGGCTCCCAACGAATGACTCTGACGGGCACTCCGTAGTGATCTTTGAACCAGCGGTTAACTTGTCGCAAAGGACTGTCTCCTTCTGCCGGTTGAAATCACCCACAGCCCACTCTGCAAAGCTGTGGGTTACAATTTCCCTGTCACCTGGTACATTCACTGCATAGCAATATTCCACCTTCGCTTTTCCACCCGGTACAGGAAGCGCAATCAGTTGCGAGCGACGGTAGTGTGTTGTTAAACTGTTCATGCGTTAGTTTCTCCACAACCAGAAGCAATCGACGCCACGACGCCCGGAGCTGCACACTCGCGGGCGTCATTACTTTCTGAAATGCAAAAAATTTTGTAGACAAGTGCTGCATGCTCCTGCAGCTTCGAAATTGAGAGATACAGCTCGTCGTTAATTGCTGTCTTCTCATGCGGTTCCACTACACCGTCTTCGATTGCTGAACGAATCTGTTTTGAATAACTGCCGATCTGTTCAATGACTTCCAGCAGACGCTGGTTAATATCGGCGTTGTCCACATCCTCGACGTCAGGAAGAGACACAAAGACGCCATTTGCAGACTGCGCCACAGCATCAGCAATGAAGTGAGTGCCACCAGCACGCTGTAAAACCATTGCCCATCCCAGCGGGAAAATCTGATCGCCATCTGCACGAAGGCGGTTGAATAAAGCGTTTTCTGTTACATCGAGCCAGTCAGCCGCTTCAGCGTAACCACCCGGCAACGCCGCGATAGTTTTTCTGACAGCTTTCACGTACCACTCAGGCTGTTTTTCTATTTTCCAGTGATGCTTACCCACGATTAGCCTCATCGTTCTGTGGTTAAAAATTGAAAGTGTTCTGCTAATCTTTCGGATAGATATCCGGTCTTAAGTCAGATTTCGTAATTGCACCTGACGTGCATTGCTCAAGTTTTTTAGCCAGCACAAAACTGGCTTTTTTATAGCCATTGAAAACCAGCCGTAAGTAGCCAGGTGTTGAGCCAACTTTTCCGGCCAACTCGCCCTGCTGTTCTTTGGTTAAAGAGTCCCAATACGCTTTCATACAATATGTACCTCCGGTGTACATATTACATGATTGAAATGAACCTTCAAGATACTTGTACCTTAACGGTACAAGGGTTTTAATTTCGTTATGAAAACAATCCATGACATCCGGCGGTCTAACGCCAGAAAACTGAGAGATGGTGTTGGCGGGAATTCTTCCTTTGCCACTATGATTGATCGCGAGCCAACCCAGACCAGCAGGTTTATGGGAGATGGTGCTACTAAAAATATCGGTGACAGCATGGCACGACACATCGAAAAATGTTTCGACCTGCCTGTCGGATGGCTCGATCAAGAACACCAGACAACGAACATCACAAAAAAACCTGATGTTTCAATCACTAATAAACAAATCACATTAGTCCCTGTCATATCATGGGTACAGGCCGGAGCATGGAAAGAAGTTGGATATTCTGAGGTTGATTTGAGCACAGCAGAAACGTATCCCTGCCCTGTACCCTGTGGGGAAATGACTTATATCTTGCGGGTGATAGGTGATTCAATGATTGATGAGTACCGCCCGGGAGACATGATTTTTGTCGATCCTGAAGTACCTGCCTGCCACGGTGACGACGTTATTGCATTGATGCACGATACAGGTGAAACCACCTTCAAAAGGTTGATAGAAGATGGGACACAGCGTTATCTCAAAGCGTTAAACCCAAACTGGCCTGAGCCTTACATTAAGATCAACGGTAATTGCTCTATAATTGGTACAGTGATTTTCTCAGGAAAACCAAGAAGATACAAAATCAAAGCCTAATCAATGTTTATGAACCTGCTTCGGCAGGTTTTTTTATACTTGACAATGTACCTTTGAGATACATAATGTACCCAAGCGAAACAACGAACAGGCAGGACGCCCACGAAGTAGCCGCCTGGGGCATATGAAGTCCAGGATGATTCGTTAGCAACAAAAAAGCGCCCTATAGGACGCTTCGCTCTTTAACAATCTGGAGATCCCCAACACTTAACGGGATTTTGGCTTCGGTTCTGGCGGTGAAGGACGAGGTTTTAAGGGTATATGATCCTCTTTCCATGTATATATAAATGCATTCATTTGGTCATCTCAATATAGAATCCATTATTAATTCATACTCATAAAGCCTGTGTGACTTTGGTGATGGTGGTCTGGGCTTTGGAGGTACATGGTTAGGGATTATGGGAATTCTATTTGTCATTATTACACCTTTTTGACCGAGGCAAATCTCCAGCAAACCATGCGATAACGCTATGCATGAATGATATTTCTGACTCATCAACACGTCCCAGCGCAATACAGGTCCGTTTGAACGCAGCATCTTGTAAAGATCTCCATGGATTACTATCAGCGTCTTGAACCTTTAAAAACCGAGTGCGTAGTTCGTCATCAGAAAGGGAGGAAAACTCAACAATCAACCTTTTATACTGTCGCATCTGTTCCTTTGATAAGCCAGCTTCCTGCCCAAATTGGTATACCAATTGAAGCACCGACAAAATAGCTACAGATGCGCCAAAAATAAACATATTGCTATATGGCGCAAAAACAGAAAAGCCCAAGACAATGAGAACAAGAGTTATGCTCTTGTCTATCCGATTTAAAAGGGTGTAATTCATTTTCTCAAGAAAGAAAGAATAATGAATATCGAATGCTAGATCGTCTCGAGTCATCTCTATTCCCTTACATTTCAGGTTTCGGCTCAGGGATCGGTGCTGGTCTCTGATTTACCGGAACATGAAATTTTTCATTGCTATCTACGTACATATTTCCTTCCTACCTGTTGTTGGGATATCCAGATTATACCGAATCCTTGTTGTTGGGGAATAACCAGGTCCACCTCGCCTGATGTGGCTAAAAGCAGGCACATAACAGCTAAGTATTTTCAACCAGAGAGAATCCTTAGCGTTGTGGTGAATGCGGCTCAGCGCACGCGGGTTAAGGTTGAGGCTGACAGTCGACCTTCTGTGGATACCCACCCGTCTGGTGTACAACCTTCGCCAGGCACCGGGAGGCACCCGGCACCACAACTTTATGCTGTGTGTTGTCTTGGCGGTACCAGCTTGTACCCTTGCTTCCGGCTGGTACCGTCCTTTTTACAAAACAGAGAAGAGCATCATCGGACGACGGGCTCATAACCCAATCCATCCGGGCGGCTGCCACCACAGGTGTTCTTCTCTGTTTTGTGGAGAAACTAACCGCCCCTACGGGGGCATTTATGGAAATGTAATTGACTCAATAATCGCCGGACGGTGAGGGCTTCCTTTTACCCGAATTCAGCGCGGTGCAGCGCATATACGTGGAGAACAAAATGTCATTTATTAAAACTTTTTCCGGGAAGCATTTTTATTATGACAGGATAAATAAAGACGACATCGTTATTAACGATATCGCGGTTTCCCTTTCAAATATCTGTCGCTTTGCAGGACATCTTTCACACTTCTACAGCGTCGCCCAACATGCGGTGCTTTGCAGCCAGCTGGTACCGCAGGAATTTGCTTTTGAAGCGTTAATGCATGATGCAACAGAAGCGTATTGCCAGGACATCCCGGCTCCACTGAAACGCCTTCTTCCTGACTATAAACGGATGGAAGAAAAAATAGACGCCGTAATCCGTGAAAAATACGGGTTACCCCCGGTTATGAGCACGCCTGTGAAATATGCCGATCTCATCATGCTGGCAACCGAACGCCGCGATCTCGGGCTTGATGATGGCTCTTTCTGGCCTGTACTGGAAGGCATCCCGGCAACAGAGATGTTCAACGTGATTCCACTGGCACCGGGCCAGGCCTACGGGATGTTTATGGAACGTTTTAACGAGTTATCGGAGTTACGCAAATGCGCATGAATGTTTTCGAAATGGAAGGGTTTCTTCGCGGGAAATGTGTACCGCGAGATCTGAAAGTGAACGAAACAAATGCTGAGTACCTAGTACGTAAATTCAACGCGCTTGAAGCTAAATGTGCGGCACTGGAAAACAAAATAATACCAGTGTCAGCTGAACTGCCACCAGCAAATGAAAGTGTTCTGTTATTTGATGCTAGTGGAGAAGGCTGGCTGATTGGCTGGCGTTCTCTCTGGTACACATGGGGGCAAAAAGAAACCGGAGAATGGCAGTGGACATTTCAGGTCGGGGACCTTGAAAACGTCAATATCACTCACTGGGCAGTAATGCCGAAAGCACCGGAGACTAAGAAATGAGCGTGATAAAAACTCATACAGGAATTGTTATCACCCGAGACGGTGAAAAGCGGATGAAATTACATTCCACTGAAACGTCCTGGGTTGCCGGACGTTGTGAATCCTACGACAAAAAGACTGGTTACCGTTGGGGGGCGCCAAACATGCGTCGCCGTCTGATCCTGGACAGCATCAGGCCAATAAAACAGGTAGCAACCAGAGAACAAAATTAATTATCAGGACTGGAATTTGATATTACTGCCCGAGTGCAGCGGGCTAAGTGGAGAAACAGCCATGGCAAAACTAATGAAAGCGAGCCAATGGGGACGCCGTGAATTCTCTAATGGCTCAATTCCTGACAACCGAACGATAAAACGTTGGGTCGAGAACGGTCTACTCATGGGACGCATCGTGGACGGTTCTGTTTTTGTCTGCGAAACAGAAAAATGGGGAGTCGACTCAATGGTTAGTCAAGCTGTTCGCAAGTTAATAAACGAGGGGTGACCATGGCGGCAAGGCCACGTAAAAAAGAATACAGACATCTTCCTGATTATCTGATTTTTGATAAAGATCGAGGTGTTTATAAATTCACACTTATTACTGGAAAGAAGAAAAATATAGGTAAGGATAGGGCAATAGCCATTGCAATCGCCAGAGAGTACAACCTGAGGATGAGAGCAGAATTATCTCCATCAGTAGAAAATCTTATTAGAGAATCTGGCGGTGTTATCGGAGAAGCAAAACCATTTGCTGAACATGTTGATCACATAATGACCCGGATTATCGAAGACGAACGTCCTTCCCAGAGCACCTTAGATGACTGGAAAAATGACGCTCTACGCGTAAAAGCGTTTTTCGTAAATGTTCCGGCATGCGATATCGAACTTGAACACGTTAATACCTACATCAACAAATATCATGCCAGCGCATCCGCAAATGTGCAGAACAGAAAGGTCAGCTTTCTTAAAAAGTTGTTCTCTTATGCGGTCGATGAATCACTAATGCTGGATAACCCGGCCATCAGAAAAAAAATGCGTAGGACTGATGAGAAGAAAAGACGGCGCCTGTCACTCGAGCATTTTATAGCTATCAGGCAGGCCGCTGCACCATGGTTAAGAACAGCAATGGACCTAGCATTGCAAACTACACATGCACGACTCGAAGTATCGCGAATCCGTTACTCAATTCGCGAACCTAAAGACGGTATATGTGGATGTGTCTGGTTCGAACAACCACAAAATGGCATATATGGGACGCTTTACATCCACAGGCAAAAAGTGCAAAAAAAAGAGGCGTCACACGTTGCAATACCAATTGGTGAAGAGTTGAAACGGATAATTGACGATAGCCGAGATAATGTGGCTAGTCCGTTTGTCGTTCACAGAATCCCAGAACGCCAAGTTAAACGAAGCAAAGAGGTTTCACATCCGACACAAGTTGCACCAGACTATTTGAGTCGATCGTTTTCAGCAACGCGAGACAAGCTAGGTTTATGCGACAATCTACCGATGGATGAAAGACCAACCTTTCATGAAATCAGAGCTCTGGCAGCGCATCTTTTCGATCAGCAGGGTATCGATCCCCAAGGACGAATGGCACATAGCGACGCTCAGTCGACTAAGATTTACACTCAAAACCACATTAATTGGATTGTCGTTCCACACGGGGAAATCAAAACTGGTTAA